AGGTTACTCTGTTAGATTACATGCAAGATCAGGCACATCGCTTAAACAAGGTCTTGTTTTGGCTAATGCTGAAGGTGTTATTGATGCTGATTATGTTGAAGAAGTTTTTATAATGATCTATAACATATCAGGTAATGCCATTACGATCAATAGCGGCGATAGAATTGCTCAGGCAGAACTAGTCAAGAATGCCGAATATACAATAGAACAAACACCTGCTAGACCTGTGCCAAAGACACAGAGACATGGTGGATTTGGTTCTACCGGTATCTCAACAACACCTAATATGGTTGTTATAAATATTCCAAAACCAGAAAAATCACAGATCATTGAACCTGTGAAAAAAGGAAGAGGTAGACCAAGGAAGAACGCCTAATGTTTCCAATTCATTTAGTAGGAATGTTAAGAATGTGTGGCGCTGCGACAATACCTGGCGGCAGCGCCGGAATGAATGTTCTTATTAATAATATTTTACCTGCCCTTGTTGGTGACGTTGATAATCACAATGGGTTAGGTGCCATACAACAAATGTTAGATACAAAAGTTTTGATTGGTGGAATACCTGCTGTGCCTGCCATAGCAAGTTTAGCACAAACTGATGTTATGGGTTTAATACCTCATATTACTGGTCTACCCATTCCTATTCAAGGATCACCTAATGTAAAAATAGGTCAGGGTAATATGGCAGCGGCCATTGGTATGATGCAAAACCTAGGTTTGGGAAACTTTGGTGCTCTTAACATTGGTGAACTTGTTTCTATAGGTCAACAAGTTGTAGGCGAAGTTATGAACTTTACACAGTTAGGTGGAGGTTCAGCAATTGCACAGATAGGTAATTTGCAAGGTCCGCCAATGGGACCGGGTGTCACGGTTACAGGTCAAACTTCAGGTTATAGTTTTACATTCTCCAACTATATCGATAGTAGAGTGACATCCGGCCAGGTTTCTTATGCCTCTGTCGATACCGTATCAAATACACTCACTCAAGAAAATGGTGAATATATAGTAATTGATGATTACTACAATCTTTTTCCGACACAAAATTTAACAGCATCAGTGGTGACAGTATGACAGTAAGTATAGCAAACATGTCCACAGTATGGATGAGTAATAATACAATCTATACTGGTATTGGTATGAATGTATCGACCATGGGATATGGCGCCAATACAAGTTCAAGAATTTTGAGTTTGAATGTTGATAGTGAATTTGTTTTTTATGTTGATGCTAAAGGACTTTATAGATCAAAGACTATGACTGTTTCATCTTTGCCGACTGCTTCGGCTAATTTAACAGGTACTCGGTCTTTTGTCACTGATGCCAATAATTACAGTTTTGCTAATGTTGCATATTCGGGTGGTACTAATGCTGTTCCTGTTTATTGTGATGGAACTTATTGGAGAATAGGATGAAGTCCGATAAAGGATAAATAGTAATATCCATTCTTTTAATCAGAGGCTCCGATAATGGCAACAATTAATAATCTGACTTCCATCTGGTCACTAGCTAACACTACCTATACAGGAATAGGATTAGATGTAACGACTTATGGAACAAGTTATGCTCCTGCATCCAGATTATTCAATCTAAAAGTTAATGAATCATCCGTATTCAGCATAGATGCCAATGGTGTAGTCTATATTAAAGGCAATGCTTATTCTTTTACAGGTAATACATCAGCACAAATCACAGATTACTCTCCTGCTTTTAGGAGAGCAAATGATGCATATACACACGCTAACGTAATATTTGCTGTTGTCAATTCATCATTCGCACATGTGAATAGTATATATTCATTAACAAACACTGTGTCTCTATCCTCTAATGCAATTTTTGGTCAAGTCAATACTGCTAATGCTTGGGCAAATTCCAGAATTGCCAGTCTAACAAATCTCTTTACTACTAGTAATACAACTTTGCAAATTAGAATGGATGGATTATCAACATTCACTAATTCAAAGTTTTCTCTTGTAGATTCTAGTGTTAATGATGTGAACACCAGGTTGAATACCTTGGGTTCAAACATGAACACAAATAACACCTCTGCCAATTCAAGAATCACTCAACTAGATGTTACTATTGCAAATGCAAATTCGGCCTTATCTCTTAGAATAGATTCTTTGGGTTCAACATTCAATACAAGAAACAGTCAAACATCATCAGACATTTCAAGTTTATCAGCAACATTAGCAACGGCCAACAGTGCCTTGTCATTGAGAGTGGATTCACTAGGTTCATCTCTAAACACCAGAAATACACAACTTAATTCAAGTATTACAGAATTAAGAAACACATTTGTTAACTCCAATAGTGCGATAACACTTAAGATTGATGCTTTGGGTTCATCATTGAACACGGTCAATTCTAGATCATCAGCAAACATAACAACTCTAGAACAGACTGTTGCAACCAACAATACAGCATTATCATTGAGAATTGATTCATTAGGTTCTTCAATCAATGTGAATAATACCTCTGCTAATGCCAGAATAAGCACTTTACAGCAAACATTGACAACTGCCAACAGTGCCTTGTCACTGAGAGTGGAAAATCTAGGTTCATTTCTTAATACCAGAAATACACAAACATATGCGATAATTAACGATCTATCACAAACATTAGCAACTGCCAACAGTGTGTTAACTCTAAAGGTGGAAAATCTATCTTCTAACCTTAACACAGTTAATACTAGTATTCAATCTTCTATAAACTCACTATCACAAACACTAACAACCGTTAATAGTGCCTTGTCATTGAGAGTTACACAGTTATCAAGTATTGTGAATACTGCTAATTCACTATCTATTGCTAATCTGGTAAGTCTGAACCAAACCATATCAAACAACAATACGGCAATAACACTTAAGATTGATGCTTTGGGTTCATCGCTGAACACCAAAAACAGTCAAGCATTCTCTGCAATTAATACGGTCAGTCAAACAGTTACAAGTGTCAATAGTTCTTTGGGATCAAGAATTGATACAATCAATACATCTTTTAACACTGCTAATACACTAACCAATGCTCGTATTGTAAACGTATTGAGTAGTTTATCTGATGCAAACAGTGCATTGACAACAAAGATAGATGCTCTTAATTCATCTTTCACTACCGCTAATACACTAACCAATGCTCGTATTAATACGGTCAGTCAGACAATTGCAACCGCCAACAGTGCGTTGAGTCAGCGTATTGAAAACTTAAATTCCACATTCAATACAGCAAATGCCAGAATTACAACGGTATTGAATACCTCTGCTAATGCTGATAGTGCATTGTCAACAAGAATTGATACCGTTGGTTCTAGTATGAACACCAACAATACTAGAATTAATGCATCAATATCATCATTACAACAAACATTGACAACTGCTAACAGTGCAATGTCAACAAGACTTGATATCCTTGGTTCCACAGTTAACACAAGAAACAGTCAAACCAGCACAGCAATCACTTCTCTCAGTCAAACAATAGCAACCTCTAATAGTGCTTTGACTCAAAGGGTTGATAGTTTAACATCAAACTTTAATGCTGCAAATACCCGTTTGACATCTTCTATAAGTCAAATCAATAAGACAATATCTGATAATCAGAGTTCAACGGCTTCTAGCATTAATACTCTTAACTCATCTGTAAATGGGCATACAGCACAGATATCACAGATATCAACTACTCAGGCGAATGTGAATGGTCAGCTCAGCACTCAATGGGGTATTGTAGGTAATATAGATGGACAAACAGGTGGTTTGGTATTTGCTGGAGCCAAAAATCCTGTAACAGGTCAGGTTGTCTACAATCTTGATATTCGTTCTAATGTCAAGATTAGTGGTAATCTCCTAGTTGATGGTACCATTAACGGTAGAAAGATTGTGCCTGAATCTGTGACCTTATTCAGAACAAAAACTCAAGCAGGAATACAAGCAGGAATATTCCCTTGGATTTACTCCTACCTATGGCAATTTTGGAGAAGCAATATTGACCCAGGTGATTTGTATGCACAAAAGATTGTTGAGTTGAACTTTACGGCACCTGAGGCTGGAAATTCACTGATTACCACCGCCGGTATTTGGGGATACTATTATGCCTTAAATCTACCTGCATGGACATGGATTACTTTAGATGGTCAAGTCATAGCAAGAAATGGTGGAGATAGAAATTCATACTATACTTTCCCTGCCATATCTAAGGTCATATATGTCTCTGCCGGTAATCATACTCTACAACTCTGGCAAAAATTGCCAAATACAATGTATGTGGAAGATCCGACAATTTCAATTAATATGGGAGTAAGATAATATGAAGTCCGTAAGTTATTATAATACACAAACAGGTAGCATAGTATCTACGTTGATAGGAACTGATTATGAAATTAGAATGAATATGCCTGAATCATGTTCATATGTTGAAGGTGAATATGACTACAAGAAATATTACGTGAGTGGCGGCCGTGTTCTAGATAAGAAAACTATGGTAGTTAAAATTGAAGGCAACATCATATCAGAACTACCTAACCCAACTTATGTTAGAGTAGAAGATAAAGAATATGTTGTTGATGATGGTGTTTTTGAGTTTAGTTCTAATTTACCTGGTCCTTATAGAATCATATTAAATTCTCCTCAGTTCTTAGAAAGAGAGGTAACTCTTACATGAAAGTAGAACATAATTCAAATCCTGTTCACAGAAGGGTGGATGAATATCCACCACTAGGTGATCAACTCGACCTTTTATATAAAGGATTCCTAGAGACAATGAATAGAGGACAAAGATTGTCTCCGTCCCATCAGGAATGGGTAGAAAAGATTAAAGAAATTAAGGACAAATACCCAAAAAGTTCTTGACAATTATGTGAAGTTTACTATATAATGATATGAGAATGGCGTCATGACGGCATCATTCTCTTACTTCTCGCTAACTATAGGAGAAACACAATGGGTAATAATAAATCAACGGACAAGTTCTGGTTCGATCCTTTTACTTTTGCTAACGACATTTCGAAGGGCGCTATCGGATTCGAACAAGTGCTACAACGGATCGCAGAAGCAAACGAATACCTACCTAAGATTCCAGCCTACCCACCTTACAATGTAAAGAAGGTCGATGATGAACATTACATCATCGAAATGGCGGTTGCTGGTTTCGGCAAGCACAACCTTGATATCGAACTAAAGAATGATGTGCTAACGATTTCTGGCAATACTGAAACCGAAGAAGGCGACTACCTTCACAGGGGTATTGCAAATCGTGCATTCACTCGTAAGTTTACCATTGCAGATACAGTGGAGGTCAAGAATGCTGAACTTGCTAACGGTATGCTCAAAATCTTTCTTGAACGCTTTGTCCCCGAGGAGAAGAAGGCTAAGAAAATCGATATCTTGGATCCGTTCGGCGTCCAAGAAACGACGAAGCAATTTCTCACCGAGAGTGGCAAGGTATGGGCTGAAGGCCTACAGAAACTCACTGAGACAATGACACCAAAGTGAACTAAATAAGATTGACATGGCCGGGGCCTCTGCTTAGGTACGCCCCGGTCTTCTTTTATGAGGTTATTATGAAACTTACTATTGAAAAGCCTGTCACCGTTATTACACCTACAATCGGTTCTGAAAAACTCAAAGACGCTATTGAATCTGTTAAGAAGCAGACATATAAGTGCCGCCACCTAATCGTTTGTGATGGGCCTCAGTATAAGGCGGAGGTTCAAAGAGTTACCTACCGTGATACAGAGGTTGTAACGACACCAGATAACACTGGCAAGACCGGTGGCGACTTCTACGGGCATCGTATCTATGCCGCACTTCCACATCTTATCAATTCAGATTACATTCTTTTTCTAGACGAAGACAACTGGTATGATCCCAATCATGTTGAGACTCTAATCCAAATAATCGAAGAAAAGCAACTTGACTTTGCTTATTCACTTCGTCAAATCTATTCACCTGATCGTCGCTTCCTTTGTAATGATAACTGCGAGTCGCTAGGCAAGTGGGAAATCTTTTTATCCCGTGGATCGCCTCATGGTAAGCACTATCTAATCGACACATCATCATTCTGTTTCAAGAGAGAGTTTATTCAGAAGACTTGTCATTTCTGGCACGCCGGTTGGGGTGGTGATAGACAGTTTCTTTATTCGGTAAAAGATCATGCAAACTATGATACGAACGGTAAGCATAGTCTTTGCTATCGTCTAGATGGCAATCCTAATTCAGTTACCAAAGAATTTTTCGATGAAGGTAACAAGACACAAGAACAGTATTATGGAGGAAGATATCCATGGATAAAGAATTAAAAGATGTTATCATTGGTGGTGCGAGCAACTATGATTGGAAAAAACTTCAGTATTGGATTAACTCCATCAAGAAGTCTGGTTTTACTGGCGACATTGTTGTTTGCGCTACAAATATTACAGGAGATACAGTAAAGAAACTTCGTGAAAACGATATCATTATTCAGGCTTATGGTAAACCAACCGAAGATGGTGGGTTCGAACATAATAGCAATAATGCACCACATGTAGAGCGTTTCATTTACATTTGGGACTTTCTTGAAAAGAATAAAGACAAATATCATCATGCCATTGTTACAGATACCCGAGATGTAATCTTTCAAAAGAATCCATCAGAATGGTTAGATGCCAATCTTGGACTCACTAAGAGTTTGGTTGCTTCTTCGGAAGGACTTGCTTATAAGCATGAACCTTGGGGAAATAAAAATCTACTCGATACATTTGGTTCTTATTTGTATGAAAGATACAAGGATAATATCATATATAACGTTGGAACTATTGCAGGAACAATTTACGAAGTCTCAGACTTGGTTCTTTTATTGTTTCAAATGTCCATTAATCGTCCTATTGCCATTGTTGATCAAGCGGTGTATAATTTCATTGTCAATTTGGAACAGTTTGTTCATGAGATTAAGTTCACTACAAATAAGGATGATTGGGCAGTTCAGTTAGGAACTACTCAGATGGCAATCGAATCTGGTGCTGGTGATATTGGACAGGCGGTCAAGGCAGATTCAAGTTATCTACAGGATTATCTTGATGTTTACCAAGATGTTCAACCTGTAATAGAAGAACATCAAGTCAAGAATACAAATGGTGATATCTATCATATTGTCCATCAATGGGATAGAATATCTGCTCTAAAAGAAAAGATTGAGAAATATTATGGAGATGATGAATGCACGGAGACACTGACTTTTTCAACGTTACCCAATTAAAAGAAGCAGGAATGTGGCCATTCACATTCCTGTCAGCATATGGCATGATGCCATATTTAAAGAGGATGCAGGGCGAACTTACTGGTCTTGAGATTGGTGTTCTTAAAGCGGAAAACATGGTCACTATCTTAGAAAATTGTGAAAATGTTAAGATGATTTATGGTATTGATCCATTCAAAGAGCATATGGATTATGATACAAAAAGAACTAAAGAACAGATGAAGGCCTATGAAAAGTTGGCACTTGAAAATCTTAGTGGTTTTGAGGGTAACTATAGGATTATAAAGAAAACATCTAAGGCAGCCGCCAAAGACTTTGGTAAAGATGAACAGTTTGACTTTATACTACTAGATGGTGATCACACATATAATGGTATTAAGAATGATCTAAAGTTATACTATCCCCTTTTGAAGAAGGGCGGCCATATGTTTGTTCATGATACAAATTGTGAAGATGTGATTAATGCCGTCTTGGACTTCAAGAATGAAAACAAACTTAGAATGCCTCTAAATCATTCCAAAAATTTCATCTCTTTCTGGATCAAGTAATGTTTGATGGCATCTTTTTCATCAACAGTGCGATTAATGTAGAACAACTTTCAATCTTTGATACCAGAGAGCGTTTCAATCAAACGTGTGAAACTCTCAAGTCAATAGAACATTATTGTCCTAATAGTGCTAAATTTATATTCGATTCGTCGCCTCATGCTGTTGATGATGCTTACATGGAATATATCTCACGCATGGAGAATACATGGTTCATTGATATGGGGTCTCATGACGGTGTTAAATTATTATCATTGAATGGTATGCGTAGCACTGCCGAGACTTATTCTTTTATGGGATTTCTTGCCTGGTTTAAAGAACAGAACGTTGTTGGAAAACGTATCTATAAATTATCAGGTAGATACACATTGACAGATAACTTTGTATTGAATGCTCCTGAGTATTCCAACTCTTTCGTGTTTGCCAATGCACTAAATTCGTGGATGCCTATGGGTTCTCAAATGTCGTCAGGTGCTTCCAAACTCTATAGATTGAGATTGTGGCATATGGACTACAATCTTCTTGATACATTTGAGCAATCTTTACCTGCTATCTTTGACGATTGCAGCACATATAGCATTGACGTTGAACATTCATACTGGAAGCACCTACATAGTTATAAAGTGGTCGAACTTGATAAGATCGGCGTGACAGGTATTATTGCACCAAGTGGAGAATATATTAATGAGTAAGAATGTCCTTATTACAGGTGGTTGTGGATTCATTGCACATCACGTTATAGATGTTCTATTAGATAGAACAGACTGGAATATCATTACACTAGATCGTCTTGATTATTCAGGTAATCTAAATCGTATTGCAGAGATTCTAGATACAAAGACACCGGAACAACGTAAGCGAGTCCGAACGGTCTTCACCGACCTTAAGGCAGAGATTAATCCTCTTACTACCAGTTTCATTGGTCATGTAGATATCATTCTGCACTTGGCAGCATCGTCACATGTTGACCGCTCTATCACACATCCACTAGAATGTATTAATGACAATACGATGGGAACTGCCCATCTATTGGAGTATGCTAGGAAGTTAGAGAATAAACTAGAGTTGTTCCTATACTTCTCAACAGATGAAATCTTTGGTTCTGCGCCGCCTGGTGTAGCATATGGTGAGTATGATCGTTATAACTCAACCAACCCATATTCTGCATCTAAGGCAGCAGCAGAGGAACTATGTGTGGCATATGAGAACACATATAAGATTCCTATGATGATTACCCATACAATGAATGTGTTTGGTGAGAGACAGACACCAGAGAAGTTCATTCCTCTTTGCGTCAATAAGGTGCGTAAGGGTGAGAAGGTCTATATTCACTCTAATGCCGAGAAGACTCAGGCAGGTTCTCGTTTCTACATTCATGCCCGTGACGTTGCTGATGCTATTCACTTCCTCATTACGACGAATCCAGAATCACCACACAAGATTTTTAATCAGCCAATGTGTCGCAAGTTTAATATTGTAGGTAAAGAAGAGGTTGACAATCTAACACTAGCAAAGATGATTGCTAAAGCACAGAATAAGGAACTGAATTATGAACTTGTTGACTTTCATTCTAGCCGTCCCGGTCATGATCTTCGTTATGCTCTTTCTGGTGATCTTATGCGTTCTTTGGGTTGGGAGCCTAAAATAGCATTGTCACAAAGAATTGAAGAAGTG